TAACCTGATGTACCACTAAAACCACTAAACCCATCACTAAGAGGTACACCACTTAAAAGATAATGACCAACTATATTAATATTACCGACAATTGTTGTGTCAGCAGCTATAGTAACATCTGGTCCTGTATCAATTATACTGCTATTTCCTAAAGAATGTGGACCGGTCCAGCGTGCTAAATAACCACTTGTACCGTTATTTGTACTACCAATTACCACGCTAGGGAATTCAACAACTACACCAGTTGTTGTACTGGTACCAATTAACACTGGTCTGATAACACTACCGCTAACGGTAGGCGCGTCCATTGTTAACTGACCAGGTACTGTATCAGAAAGATAATAACAAGTCGCATCTTCTATACCGGTTAAGCCTGAAATATAGCCATTAATGACGTATGTAAATTCACTACTATTTGCTGACTGTACTACACCTATAACTTCAGACGTATATATATCATTAGCTAATGCTAAATCGTAACCACCAGGTGTTTTATAAATTACTTGCCCCGCACTAAAAGAGTTTGCATAAGTTACGGACTGATTATTAGCATTAAAACCAGAATAACCAGAATAACCAGATACACCACTACCTCCACCACCGCCTGTAGAAAATACATGCAGGTCAGTATCTGTAGTACCTGTATCATACCAATATATATATGGCACGCCCGCAATAATAAGACGTACCTGTAAAGACTGAAATCTTATTGCTTGAGGTATTGATGCATTAGCTGCTGCCTTTGCCGCTGTTTCATTAGGCCCGTAATAAGGACCTGACCATGTATCAACCGGTACCGGGTTGACTGGTTGTATACCAAAAGGAATTTCTAAACCTGGAGTTAATGGCATATTATGAAAATGTTACTAATAGTTTATGTGAAGGGCTATATGGTATAGCGTTTGTCATAGTATATAGGTTATAGTTAGTAGGAGTTCCACCTACAGTTATGCTTATTGTGCTTTGAGTGCTGAAGTGATCAGTTAAATCAACGAAGAACGCATTCGCATCAATTATGCTTACTAAACTATTTGTAGTAGGTAAAGCTACTGTAAAATTGTTATATGCCGTACCAGTCCAGAAATTAAATGGATTTGCACCGTTTGTATAAGTTGAACTTAAAGCTTGTACGTCGCTTGAAGTTGTTGGTACTGCTGCAGATGGACCGAAATAAATTACACCAGTTAAAACAGTAGGGGTAGGGGTCGGGGTAGGAGTACGAGTTGGGGTAGGTGTAGGAGTAGGTGTTACTGTTGGAGTAGGTGTAATTGTAGGTGTCGGTGTAGGGGTGTGAGTAGCTGCAGGAGTAGGAGTAGGAGTAACTGTTGGGGTAACAGTTGGTGTAGGGGTAATAGTAGGTATTGGAGTAGGAGTAGGGGTAGGTATTGTACCGCTTATAGCTAAATTGATAACTTCTTGTACTGTTAAACCTGCAGCAGGTATAACATCTCCGTTTTTGTATTGACCAAATGTATAGCCTGCAGCTAAAGATACCGTTAAGTTTGACGGGAAAGTATAATCTGAACCAGCTGCACCAGAATAACCAGAGAAGCCTGAAATACCGGCAAGACCTGTAGCGCCTGTAGCACCAGAGTAACCAGATATACCTGAAGCGCCAGGTGTACCTGCAATACCAGTCGCACCAGAATAACCTGAAATACCGGACCAACCGGACGTACCACCAGGTGCACCAGATGCACCTGAATAACCTGATACACCAGAATAACCCGACACACCTGAGCCACCACCACCCCCACCACTTGCACCACTCCATCCAAATAAAGCAGATAAAGAAATCGCGTATGAGGTGTATGTACCATCACCGTTTGGTTGTTCGAGGTAAATTAGATCCTGTCCGGATAGACCTGGTACTGTTGGTAACTCGTGTGGAAATATTAAATTTGGGTAATCTACGGACATGTGAGTTAAATACTTATTATTATATCAGTTAGTTATTAGGGCTCTTAGCAACTAGATATGTATTAGCACCAGAAACTGCTACCGCCCCTGTTACTGTACCAGCTCGATTAGTTACACCAATTAGATTTACAAGTACGTTGGTATCTTCATAATCCCCGTAAACGCTTGTGTTGGATTGAGCATTTTCTCTGTAATCAAATACATCTGCTGACGGTTTATCAACAAATTGAGTGTATTCTTTAGTTTCCAATACTTTTGGAAGACTGTTAACTGGACCATCGTATTTGTTATCAAATACTTGATCCATTTTCTTTTCACGTGGAGCACTGAGTTCGTAATCAAATTCGTAACGTTTAGCTTTTATAGTCCAAACATAATGACCTAACAATTGATTGTTCTGCTCGTTATCTGCTTCATCTAATCTTTCAGTTATTTCAAATACTTTACCAGTTCTACCGTTAGGACGAGTAGAACCATATTGAGCTAACTCAATGAGATCTCCTGCTTTAGGTTCATATCTATAAGCTGAAAGTGCCCCACTAACTGAAGTAACCGTACTAGTAAATGTAGCAATAGACACTAAAGCGGTCATATCCGCTTGACCTTCTAACCCGAATTTGCGTAATATAACATTATCATTACTTAATGTAATAGCCATGATCATCGGGATTGGTGGAGCAAAACGAACTAAAGGCATTTCTCCGTAAAGATAATCATGAGCAGATAAATTATAACCATTAATATAATAGTTAATTTGTTGACCGAATTGACTTATCTGTTCTTGCCACCAACTACCAAACAATGCTATCTGGGATTGGTTATCATTTACATTAAGGTAATTAATCCCGCTAGTTCCGTAAGCACAATTAAATCCACCACTTAATTGCGGACCTACGTCATCAACTCCGGGTGGTGTGTAAGTTCCTGTATCAATACAATATTTAGATATATAAGAAACGTACCCCATTAAATTTATTTACTATACCACATAGATTTAACGTTAGATATGCTAAATATTGTTGTAAATGAAGATTAAATCCTTTTCTGGTCTTGGAGACTTATACAGCAACATAGCTGCATCCAAACAAATTATTCCTGAAACTGTAAATGAAAATGCACAGAAGGAAGTAGTACAAACTGATACGAGTGTTTATTTAACTGAAGAAATGGTCAAGGCTGGTAGCCTGTTAGGCGGTGGTCCAAAAGAAGCAGTTAAAAAGGTAGACGGCGCAGAAGTTAACGCTGTATTAAAGAATTCAGGTCCAGCTGGATTGGTTCCTAAGAAAAGTGGTTTTAAACCAGTAGATAAGATGGAAGATCCTGGTTCAGATAATAAGTTAATGAAAGATGAAGAAGAAGATAAAGAACCTGAAGTAACTGATGAAACAGATACAAAAGCTGAAAAAAACACCACCTCAAAGGAAAAAGTTAAAGAAACCGTAGCAGAAAACAATAAATATAACTACAAACCAAAGTTTACTATGTCAAAATCAAAATTCGATAACCTATACGAGGAAGCACTAAAAGGTATTCCTTTCAACGAAAACGAAGAAGCAATGATGCACGATGAAGAAGAAGCTGGCGTTGCTTCTGCTACTGACGCTGCTGCTGATAGTGAAACACCTATGGGTGATGAAGAAATGGGCGGCGAAGAAGAAATGTTTACACATGCTGAAGCAATTGAAGCAGCTAGAAAGCTCCTTGCATTCCTCGAAAAGGATAAAGAAGTTGATGCTGAACATGGTGACTTAGGTGATGAAGATCAAGAGATTGCTGGTCATGAAGAAGAAGAGGAAGAAGAAGGTATGGTAGCTGAAGATGTTGAAGCAGAAGACCTCGGTCACGTTTTAACAAAAGTTAACGGTTCCTTAAAAAAAGGTAATCCTGATCCAGTAAACAAGCCAATGACAGATAGCCCAAAGATCAAGAAAGTCGGTGGTACAGCTGATAAAGGTAAGATTAGAAATGAACCAGAAGCTAAAGAAATTGAAGGCGATGAATCTGCACTTCATGGTAACAAGAACAAGCTTCAAAACATTAAAAAGTTCACAGCTGGCGCTAAAGAACCAATGGGTGACAAGAACATGTTTGAAGGTTAAGACATAGTAAAAGACATACATTTAAAAAGCCCTTAGCAATAAGGGCTTTTTTATTGTTCTAATACATTCCGCCGTTTAACCTACCAGAAGCTGAATTAAAATTAACTGGTTTCCAGCCTTGTGATAATAACTCATCTATTTCATTATTGTTGTCTGTTTTACCTTGTAAGAAAGCTGGATTACGTACTGATATATCATTCTGTTTACCTCTTGTGTATCTACTATAAAGGTCTTCTTGACTTGGTAGTTCTATTTCCGGTACATTAAAAGGATCCCAATCAAGTGGTATAATTTTTAACGGTTTACCATTACCGTCTTTTTCTAATAATTCATAATGCTGTTCAACCACTTTAGCATCTAAAACAAATAAAGCCCATATTAAAGCTTCTACTCTATCATCTAAATAACGATCGGATTGTTTTTTCCATACACCGTTTGCTTGTTTAACATATGTCTTAAATTCATTTATAGTTTCTTTATCGTATATTTTAAGACATCGTAAAGTAGTCATCCAGTATCTTAAATTAGCCATAGCATTGAATTTACTATTTGTATGAGAGTACACTCCCTTGCGCATGTCTTTATCTGCTTTATCAGTAAATGTACCCATACTTGGAGTGTATTTTATTAAACTGTCATAATTGTGTGTGTGTACTAAAGCATCTATAACCTGCGCGCCACAATTATTACGTTCTACTAATAATGGTGGTCTGCCCCACTCATGGGCTATTTCTACAAGCTTTGCAGCAAAATTATACGGGTCTAACTTATTATTAGCATACACAGCTACCTGTTCTATGTTAGTTAAATCTGTTATATCTAGTACTTGAATAGTAGAGTTAGCTCTTCCTATACCATCTCCAACGTCAACCCCTATAGTGTAAAAATGACTTTGTTTTCTTTCAATATATATTTTATAGCATTCATCCTCGCTTGTCAGTATCGGTGACGGAGATGTTTTTTCAAACTGCAACATTAAGTCATTATCTAAAGCATTTTCACCCGCTGCTCTAAACTCATTACCGTATTCTTGATTAAAAGCCTCTACAGAACCAAGCGCTTTAGATGTCATTTCTTTCCATGCTTCATCTCTACCGGGTACCTCCCACCAATCTACTCTTTCATTATGCCACCCGTTACTACTGTCTAAAGATTCTGTATATATGTTATAAAATAAATTACCTACACCATTAGGTGTTGATAACATAAAAATTTTAGATTTTTTGGAAGACGAAATAACTGGAAATACTGATTCCCAGAAATCGTTCATAAACTCAGCAGGAATAAAAGCTGCTTCATCAATCAGCAAACAATTAATAGATTCACCTCTAGCAGCATCAGATGTTGTTGTACTAATACCAATTGAACTACCATTAGCTAGTTCTAACCCGGTTTTAGCATAATTGATTACCCCTGGTTTCATATAATTAGGTAACATTTCATATGCTAAACGAATACGTTTAAATATGTTAATTGCAGTACCTTCTTTGTTAGCAATTAACAGTACTCGAAAATCATCTTGAAAACAAACCATCCATAATGCGAATATAGTTAAGATAGTCGTTTTTCCTATTTGTCGACTTGCTAACACTACGTTAAACCTGTTCTCTACAAGCGCTTTTAATATCCGCTTTTGATATGGATATAATTTTATTTGCTGCTTACCTTCATCCAAATTAACAATATAAAAAAAGCGAGAAAAATGTAATACGGATTTACGTGCTCTTTCCAAATCCTCTACCATTTCTGGTGTCCAGTTAAAATTAGTATCAGGAACAGGTAAGTTCTTGTTACCCAAGTAAAAAGTCTCTTTAGGGGGCTTTGGCATTATTATATGTATTGAGTACTTGGTGTTTAAATTGCAACCCAGGTATTTTATATCAACCCATAGATTGTTTAGGTTGGTATGTGTAAATATTTATTAATCTTTCCATGGCTTTTGATAAAATTTATAATCCTGTAGGTGTATCTGGATATTCTGGTTATAGTGGTGTCAGAGGATATATTGGCACTTCAGGGGTTTCTGGTACATCAGGCGTCTCTGGTTGGTCAGGTATTAGTGGTACATCTGGCTACAGCGGTTATAGTGGTTGGTCTGGTACAAGCGGTTTCAGCGGTACTTCAGGTGTTTCTGGTTTTTCAGGCTACAGCGGCATAAGCGGTTACTCAGGTGTAAGTGGTTACT